CGCCGGCAAGCCTGTCACGGTGATCGAGGGCGACGTTGAACCTCGTCTATGACCGGCCCTGGCTATACCCGAAGCAGCTTGAGGCCATCTTCAATCCGTTGGACTACGAGGGCAATGCGGCTCGTATCAGCCTGATCGAAGCGTCTACTAAAACGGGCAAGGCGCAGCCCCTTGACGCCATGGTGTGGACACCCCTAGGACCTGTTGCAATGGGCGAAGTTGAGGTGGGCATGCATGTGCTCACTGCTGACGGGGGCAGGGCACGTGTTACAGCAATATACCCGCAAGGTATGCGTGACGTTTACAAGTGCACTTTTGCTGATGGCACAGTAGTTGAAGCGGATGATGAGCACTTGTGGGAGGTTGACGACTACAGGCAGCGGCAACGTCTATGGACTACACAGCAATTACGCAGTCAACCAAACTGGAGATTGTATCGCACTAGTGTGCCGCGCACGCAGCCCGTGGACTTTGATGAGCAGCCGGTTCCTCTGGACCCTTACCTAGTCGGAGTGCTCATAGGTGACGGAGGATTGAAGTACGATTCTGTGGTGCTTAGCAGCGCGGATGAGTACATATTGGACCGTGTTGCTGCTGTGTTGCCTGATGGACATGAGTTACGTTATGCGGAGCAGTACGACTGGAGATTGAGCGCGGGTAGGGGAGCAGCGGCGCTGCGTGAACGCGGTGCTACATTGATGAGTATGATTCGGGCACTGGGACTGCATGGATGCGGCTCACGGGAGAAGTTCATACCTGAGCTATATAAACGTAACTCTATGCACGTGCGTCGTGAAGTGTTGCGTGGCATTATGGACACCGATGGCTGGGTGAGTAAGAAATACGGAGAACCTTGTATTGGTCAGAGTAGTGCCCGGCTGGCCGCAGACATCACTGAACTTGTGCAGTCACTGGGTGGTACTGCACTACCTGCGCAGCGCGTAAACCGTTTTGGCATAGAGTACCGTCTGATACTGCGTAACTTGAGGCCAGAAGAAGTCTTTGCACTTCCTCGCAAATTGATTCTTGCAAGGATGAAGGCGAAGACTGGTAGGCGCATGTTCCGAAGCATTGAGTTTTCGCGTCGTGCTTTCTGCCAGTGCATCGAGATTGCTCATCCACGCCACCTCTATCTGACTGATGGTTTCGTGCCTACTCATAACACGGTCGGCTGTATCTGCTGGCTCTACGAGAAGGCATTACTGGAAGGCGTGCGAGGGCGTAACTATTGGTGGGTGGCGCCTGTCTTCGGTCAGGCTGAGATCGCGTTTAACCGCACCAAGCAGATGGCTAGCCCCGCCACGATCGACAGCATCCACCATGGTGATTTACGCATACGCCTGATGAACGGTGCATCGATGCATTACTTGTCTGGCGAGAAGCCGGACAATCTCTACGGCGAAGACGTGCACGCTGGCGTATTGGACGAGGCCAGTCGTATGCGCGAGGAGACCTGGTATGCGGTGCGCTCGACGTTGACCGCGACGCAGGGACCGTTGCGTATCATCGGGAATGTGAAGGGCAGGCAAAACTGGTTCTATCGCATGAGCCGCAAGGCAGAGAGCGGGTGGAAGGGGCGAGCCTACTACAAGATCATTGCGGCTGACGCGGTTAAGCAGGGTGTGCTCAGCGCGGATGAAATCGAGCAGGCTCGCACTGATATGCCTGAGGCGGTCTTCCGCGAACTTTACCTCGCGGAGGCCAGCGACGACGAGGGCAACCCTTTCGGCGCGGCGCACATCAGGGCCTGCGTGGCGCCTATGAGCCAGCTCCCCCCGGTTGCGTGGGGCTGGGACCTGGCCAAGGGCGGCAAGCAGTTGAGTGATGGCACTCGCAGTGGTGACTGGACCGTTGGCATAGGGCTTGACCGTCACGGCGCGGTGTGTGGGTTTCATCGGTTTCAGATGCCGTGGAAGGAGACGATTCAGCGCATTCACGAGGCGACGCGAGACACCCCGGCCTGTGTTGATGCGACGGGGCTCGGTGACATGGTGGTTGAGACGTTGCAGCGTGATTTTGTGGGCAACTATGAGGGCTTCAAGTATACGTCGCCATCGAAGCAGATGGTGATGGAAGGTCTGGCGGTGGCGATACAATCGGGCGAGGTTAGTTTTCCTGAGGGCCCGATAGCGCTGGAACTCGAAAGCTTCGAGTATCAGTACACGCGAACCGGAGTTCTGTACTCGGCACCCGTGGGCATGCACGACGATTGTGTTTGTGCTCTGGCGCAGGCCGTGCGGTGCCGGGCGCAGAACCGGGGGCTTGAGGTCTGGGAGAACCTGGGGCGTCAGGCGACGGTGGCGCGGGCGCCGCAGACCCCGGTTCAGCGCGCGGCGGTTGTGTCGCGCTTTGGTTAGGCTCTAAACGGGCCTAGGAAGCCCGCTGGCGCCGATTTGGGGGCGGGGGGCTATCACCCTAGCCGCCAGAATGAAGGCCCTTCAGCGGGCTTCTGAAGCCGTTTAAATGCCTATCGGGAGATTTGCTATGAGCTACGCCTATTCTCAGAGCGTCTTGCTGCCCCAGCTTCCGATTACGGCGGGAGAGCCCTATGCGTATTACGCGGTGGGCAAGCTGCTCATGCCGGCGCGCAACCCAGGCCAGAACTTTGTAATCACGGCCAAGTGTGAGCTTACGTCCTCTCTCGACTACAACTGCATGGTGGGGTGCTTCATCAATTATGGCATGCCGGAGGACGGCATCAAACCGCTCTGCATCATGCGCTCTGACGACATCTATGCTGGCGAGGCGGGTCACAAGCGCTTGCAAGAGCAGGCGCTCGTCTGCAACATTACGCTCACCAATGCTGGCGTGTCGCTCACCCAGGCCGGCGGCTGGGCGGTCAGCTTCGTGCTTTACGCAGCGTCTGATGCCTATGTCGAGGGCGACACGATCAAGGTCGAGGGCGACGGCTATCACGAGATGTGGGCAGTCTAATGCCTTACCTAATGTGGCTTAGTGTTGCGATATTTGCCTTCTGCCTGTGGATGGCGGGGCCGTGGCGCGTGGCATAACCCAGCGCGCTCGTAAGAACATCGCGTCGGCCGATCGGCTGGCGCGCAAGTTTACGGGCGACAGCTTCAACAATTTTGCCGCCAAGCTCGGCATCGGGTCGGACAATCTCTCGACCTCGAACACCTATGGCTTCAACCCGATTACCCGTGTCCGCACTCTGCTTGAGTGGATGTATCGGGGCAGCTGGATAGTCGGCAAGGCCATCGACTGCATCCCGCAAGATATGATGAAGCGGGGGATTACGCTCACGGGCGACAATGACCCTGATGAGATCAAGCGCGTAATGCGCCGTCTGCGCACAGTCTGGGGGCGCGTGACCGAGAGTTTGCGCTGGGGGCGCCTCTATGGCGGGTGTCTCGGTGTGATCATGATCAAGGGTCAAGACCCGGCTCAGCCGCTGCGCCTTGAGACGGTGCGCAAGGGCAGCTTTCTCAACCTGATGGTGCTCGACCGGTGGATGGTCGAGCCCAGCCTCGAAGACCTAGTAACTGACATAGGCAGCGATGACCTGGGCCTGCCGCGCTTTTATCGGGTGACGGCTGACGCGCCCGCGCTCCCCCGGATGAGCATTCACCACACGCGGGTGATCCGTTTCCTCGGCGTAGACTTGCCATATTGGCAATACATCGCCGAGAACCTCTGGGGTATGAGTGTGTTAGAGCGGCTATATGACCGGCTCACGGCGTTCGACAGCGCGACCACGGGCGCGGCTCAGCTGATGTATCGGGCGGATATTCGCACCTATTATGTTGAGAACTTGCGCAAGATCATTGCGGCGGGTGGCGATGCGTTCAATGCCCTCGTCGAACAGATGAAGCATAATAGCGTCTGGCAGAGCAATGAGCGCATGTTCGTGATCGATGCGCTGGATAAGTTTGAGCGACAGCAGTATAGTTTCACGGGTATACCTGAGACGATACTACAGTTCGGCATGCAGATCAGTGGTGCGCTCGATATTCCACTTGTGCGCTTGTTTGGGCAATCCCCCAGTGGTCTTAACAGCACTGGCGAGAGTGACCTGATTACTTATTACGACGGCATTGTTCAGCGGCAGGAAGCTGACCTGAGGCCCCAGCTTGAGCGCTTCTTGCCCGTGGTGGTGGCGAGCGAGGGCTATAAGTGGGACCCGGACGAGCACGACTTTGAGTTCAACCCGTTGCTGACCCTGACGGATGAGCAGAAGGAACAGATTGCAGAGCGCCGCACTAATCGCACGCTGGCGGCGGAGGAGGCGGGGCTCGTGAGCCCGCGCACGGCCCTGACCGAGCTGAAGGCCGGCGCGGCTCGCACGGGTGCATGGACGAGCATCTCGGATGAGGATATCGAGGCGGCGGACGATGCAACCCCGCCGAGCGCGGCTGAGATGATGTCTCAGCAGCAGGAGGCGCAAGAGGCGCAAGAGGGCCGCACCCAGGAGCAGCACGAGGCTCAGATGCAAGAGCAGCCGGGCGACGTTGTGGGCGGGGGCACGGTCAAGCCTAGTCAGGCCAAGGCCGTGAAGCCACGGGTGACGCTGCAATGATGACGCGGTGGCCTTGCATCTATCTTTTGCCCGACAGCACTCACGAGGCCTTTTGGCAGGCCAACTATTCGGTAATGGACGAGGTGTCGCGGTTGAGTGTGCGTCAACAGATACGTGAGACACTGGGCAATGTGCCCGATGACTTAGTTAAGATTACGCGCGTCAATGACACGGAATATGTCAGTGTGCCGCTCGTTGCCGTGGAGCCTGCGCGATGGATACACTGACAAAGATTGCCGGACCGGTGATCATGGGGCTTGTGCTAGTCGCTTTCTGCTGGTGGCTGGCGGGCTGCGCTCATCAGGATGATGCCGCCATGTGGAAAGATATCTCCAAGTGCGTCGGCACGCGGGGGTGCGGCTACTAAAAATGATTACTGTTCATCTTCACCAGGGCGCATCCCCCGTGCGCGTCATTGGTGGAGGGGCGCTGCCATCAAGGCGGCGCCCGTCTATTGGTGCTCGTGATGAGTTCAAGGAAACCGAGCACCCACGCGACCCGGTTGGCCAGTTCACTAGTGGAGGAGGTTCCAAACCCCTTGCCTCCTCCACTCGTCTCGCCCCCACGAACCGGCCAACCGGGACTATGCAACCCGCAACAGAGGCTCAGAGGAAGGCCCTGAAGCTGCCACCAGCGTGGACGGATGTGCACGTGAGCACAGACCCTAACGCGCATCTCTTAGCCGTAGGGCGCGACACTAAGGGCCGGCGGGTGGCGCGCTATAGTGAGGCATTCTCGCAGACCAAGGCGGCGAAGAAGTTTGCCCGTGTTCACGCTCTTGTGGACGCGGCGCCCGCTCTGGCGCGCAGGGTGGCAGTCGGCCGCGAGAGTTCTGACCCGACGGTAAAGAGCCACGCGGATGCGCTAGCGCTCATCATGTCGACGGGCATCAGGCCGGGCAGTGAGCGCGACACAGGCGCGGCCCGGCAGGCTTATGGTGCCACCACTCTGCGCGCCGAGCATGTGCATCAGGGAGGCGCGGGTGACGTGCGCCTGAAGTTTACCGGCAAGAAGGGTGTCGATTTGGATTTGCCTGTCGCTGATCGCGACATAGCCAAGATGCTGGTGCGTCGGGCCGCAACAGGTGGGCAGTTGTTTCCGGAGGTAAACGACAAATCCTTGCGTGACTATACTCACAGCTTGGACAAACGTTTCTCAACGAAGGATTTCCGCACATTGTTGGGCACGCTCGTGGCCAGCCATGAAGTGGAGTCCGGCCCGATGCCCACCAATATGAAGGAGTATAAGGCGGCGGTGTTGCGGGTGGCGCGCAAGGTTAGCGCGCGCCTGGGTAACACACCCGCCGTCGCGTTGGAGAGTTATATCAGCCCTCAGGTTTGGGCCAAGTGGAGGGCGGGCGTTGAGGATGAATGATGACGACGCGCGGCTATTGCCGCTGGCGGAATACGGTGCGGCCCCCCCGGTCGAGCCGGATGACGAGCCGGATGACGATGAGCTTCCCCCCGAGGTCGATGCCGCGCTGGTCGAGATGCTGGGGTTCAACCCACGCGAGTTCGAGGAAAAGGAAGAAGAGGACTGCGGCTGTCCGGAGTGTGTTGACGCGGCAATCAAGCGGGACGGGCGATGGATGCCCGCGCGTTAGACCGCAAAGAGACGCGCCAGGAGCGTAGCGCCTGGTATAGCGTTCGCAAAGCCGAGGCGCAGTATGCGCGGGTATTGATGGCCGTGGCTAGGCAGTGTGGCCTCCTGGTGCGGGGCATGGGCGCGGGGCTCGACGGACTGCGTCATCTCGAAGAGCTATTGCGGCGCTATGCCGAGGTCTTGCGACCGTGGGCGGCGGCGGTGGCTAACCGCATGTTGGCTGATGTGAGCCGGCGTGATGAGACGGCGTGGCGCCGCCACGGCAAGGAGCTTAGCCGGGGGTTGCAGGCCGAGATAGCCTCTGCGCCCACTGGCGCGGCCATGCAGGCCCTTCAGGCGGCTCAGGTAGGTTATATCACGTCGCTGCCTCTTGAGGCTGCAACCCGTGTGCAGAGGCTGGCGCTTGAGGCCATGAGCGGGGGCGAGCGCGCGGTGACGGTCGAGCGGGCCATCATGGCCACGGGGGCCGTGACCGCCAGCCGAGCTAAGTTGATCGCTCGCACAGAGGTCGCCAAGGCGGCCAGCACATTGGTGCAGGCCCGCGCTGAGCACATAGGCAGCGAGGGCTATATCTGGCGCACGGCGGGCGACAGGCGTGTGCGCCCGCTGCATCGCAAGTTGAACGGGCGTTATATCCGCTGGGACGAGCCGCCCATTGCGGGCGAGAATGGCGAGAGGTCTCACGCGGGGCAGATCTATAATTGCCGTTGTATATGTGAGCCGGTGATCCCTGAGGAGTTGTAGCGGTGAACTGGTGGGCGCCGCAGAGACGGGGGAAGCGTTGTCTGCCGCCACCACGTTTACAAGAAGATGAAACTGAAACCGAGGTTGATGCGCGCGCAAGACTGCGTAAAGATATGGGGCTTGATAGTCCGACGGAGATAACTTCAAAGGACATCAAGTCAATTAACACCCATATACACAATGAGAGGGGCAATGATTAGGGTAAGAAACGTGAGGCCTCCGCAGATAGTGGAGAGGATACTAGACGATACGGGTTACACGCTTATACGTCTTCAGGGACGACAGCGTGAACGGCCGCAGGTAGCTCTACGCGTGCATATTGCCAAGACGTTGCACGCCGAACCTTATTGCTGGTCACAGGCACAGATTGCCCGGTTGCTCAAGAAGAGCCGGGCAAACGTGCACCAATACCTAGCCAATAAAGGCTCAATCGTGGAGAAAGTCGATGGATAACTACTTCTGGGCCTTCCGCTGGGCCTTCGTTGCGCTTTTTGCGGCTGTGCTTGCGCCAGCGGCGCAGGCGCAGACCTTCAATAACCCGTCTTATATCCCGACATTTACTCAGCCGGCGCAGGTCTGCACGGCCGCGTGCGACGTTGTGGTGCAGCTGCAATCGGCGGGCACGGCTTATTTCGAGGTCACCGGCAGCGGCACGGGCCTCGCGGGCGTCTTTCAGGCGTCGGGTGACCGGGCGGCTTCGCCCACATGGACTCAGATCAACGCCGTCAAGGCCGGCTCGACGGGCGGCGGCGGCATCACGAATACCATGTCTGCCACGGGCCTCTATCGCGTGAGTGTGGCGGGCGCGGCTCAGGTGAGGCTTCACTTGACGGCGGTCACTGGCTCCATCTCGATTGCCGCATCACAGGGACTGGGCGTGCATGACGCGACCACGCTCCCCCGGTCGCGGCAGACCTATAGCGCGGCGGCTCTTATCGGCACTGGCGCGACGACGCACTTCTTGAGCATCGCGGGCAGTGCTACAACCACTGTTCGCATCACGCATGTTGAGTGCTCGGGCTTTGCCACGGCGGCCCTTAGTGAGCGTATCACTGCCGAAATTGACAGCACGGCTGACACGGTTGACGCGGGCACGACGATGACTGCCGTGCCGCAGGATAGCACCAATGCCGCCGCGACGGCTATTGCCAAGTATCACACCACGAGCCCCACCTCGGGTGCGTTGGTGGGCTACGTGCGCGCCGGCAACCTCAACCTCAGCAACGCAGCGACTGTCTTTGGTAATATTCTTGCCTGGGACTTTGGCGGTGTGCGCCCTGGCGAGCAAGAGATTGTGCTGCGCGGCACGTTGCAGTCGTTTAGCCTCAACACGAGCGCGGCGTTCGGCTCGGGCGGCTCGGTTGGCTGCTCGGTTACCTGGACCGAGGAGTAAGGCTTATGCGGCGGCTGATAGTAGCACTAGCGCTGTTGCTCGCCCCAGCGGCTTATGCCGCTGGGCCGTCGCCGCAGTATAATCAGGTTCAGACGTTTTCGGCGTTCTCCACGGTTGGGCGAGCGCCGGATATCACGGCTGGCACGACAACGGGGCTCGTGGCCTTGGGCGTCAGGGCGCCCGTGGCCATGATTTTTAACGTTGGCACCGTGCAGGCTTATGTCGCGCTGGGCAGTGACAACACTGTCACGGCCACGACAACGGGCAGCATACCCGTGCCAGCGGGCGCATGCGTGGCGCTGAATGCCACGGGTATGGGCTATCTGGCCGCTATTACCTCTAGCAGCACCAGTGTCATTCAGACTAATCTCGGCACGGGCTGGATCGGTGG